AATTCATCTTCTGGAAACATACCTGGATTTTTAAGAATGTTGTTTAAATTTTTAAATGATTTAGTTGTTTGTCTTATTTTAGGATCTCCTAAAGCTCTAAATAAAGCTGCTTTTTCTGGTCTGTTAAAGATTGCATCTGAATAGGCCATCATCATATCTTCTTCGTCTTCATCATCACCTGCTTCAACGTCAATAGTCATGATACCTACTTCAGAAGTTTCTTCTGGACTACCTCTTTTAAATCCTATTCTTCCACCGTCAGCAAATTCTGGAACAGGTCTTCCTCTACCTGCATCGCCATAAGCGCTTGTAGTAGTATCCATCATCATAGACTCAGAAGGTAACTCAGATCTTAAAACCATTTTAGGTCCGTCTTCAGTCATAATCATTACATAGTCTTCGGTAGTGGTATCAGTATTAGGCATAATCTCTTCAAGTAATTGTGTCTTTATCATTTCATTAGCACCAGACTCAAATCCTATTCTGCCACCATCTCTTTTATTACCAAAGAAATTCTGTAAGTAATCTCCATATTGTTCTTTTTTTTCAGCTCTTTTTGCTTCATCATATTCTTGTTCAGTTAAATCCATACCAGCTTGAGATGCTAAATATAAAGCTTCTGCATAAGATGCTGCAGCGGTTACTGCTCCAAGCACTGCATTTTTGTCAAGCTTACCATCTGTGTAAAACAAAGCTTTACTTCCTCTTTTTAAAAGATCTAAAGCTGCTTTTGATTTTTGTCCTGCAGAAGTTTCTAAACTTTTAATTACGTTAAATGAATCCATTGCGGATCCTGAAGTTTTAAAACTACCTTCTGTGCCACTTATAATATCTCCAGCGTTTAATGTATCACCTGGAAGAAGATCTTGAGTAAGATCTTGAGCAAAGGTGCTCTGTCCTTCATTTATAGCTTGAACAGGTTGAACATCACTTTTAAATAAATTCTTTATACCGCCACTACCTGTTGGCGAACTAAATGCGCCTTTACTAAAAGGATTCTGTAGTCCTTGAAAATCTGCTCCACCTAAATATCTAGCACCTTGACCTAAAGCATAAGTTTTTAATCCTGATTTTAAAGAGTCTCCTATTTTTCCTGTTTGATCAAAGCCTCCAATACCTGACATTCCTGCTGCAAGTAATGGGTTGAAAGGCGCAACAAAAGGAGCTGCTTTAACTGCGATGTCTGCTAATTCATTAGGTATAAGTTTTCTTATTCTTTTTTTAATTTTACTACCTATGCCAAAATTTTCTCTAGGTGTAACTTGCATAATACCACCGTTTGCTTGTAATTGTCTGTTCATTAAAGATCTAGATATCGCCATAATTTAAATAAATTTATATTGTTAAGCAGGCGTAGAAATCCTGTAAAGATGATACTTTATTTGATTTTTTTGCTATCGTCAACTTTTTTGACAGGTTTAGTTGCTTGTTCTAAATCGTCTCTAAAACGACCACAATAAGAGTATTCTCCTACATGAGTTATATAATCATTTATATAGCCATGCACCTTACCACCTAAATCTGACCATCTTTGACAAAACCCAAAGTCTTCACCGAAGTAACGTTTAGTAACAGGGTCATGCAAGGTGTCAAATAGATTGTACATATTGTCTTTTTTTTCTTCTTTACCGTTGATGTTAGTAGCTTGAAATATTTCTAAGTGAGGATATTCTTTAATCATTTTTTCAAGAACTTCTCGTTTAATTAACATACATCCAGTAGGAGCATGAGTAAGTTCCATAAGTCCTCGGTCCACGATAATTGAATTAGGGTCTTTTACTTTAACAGGAAAGGTAAATCCTGCTTTTGCTAAATCATCAGCATCATCAATGGCTTTTTCTTTTAAAGTGTGTCTTCTCCATATTTTATCCCAACTTAATATCTTCATAGGATAAGGTACCCCAATAATATCTTTATCAAACTCTAACATTTTAAAAATAGTTTCAGCATTAAAATCAATATCCGAATCAATAAATAATAAATGAGTGTAGTTGTCTTCGTGGTTTAACATTTCAGCAACACATAAATTTCTACCTTGAGTAACCAAAGATGATTTTAATAGTGTAAAGCTGCATTGTATTTTTTTAGCCCAACACGCTTGTTGAAATTTTAAAACAGCTTGACAATAATGCATACTAACATCACTATGGCAAGGAGTACCTACCATTATTCTATGAGGGGATTGTTCTCCTATATTTATTTCGGTTACGTTATTTTCTACTTTGTTAGTTTTAATTGTTTGGTAAGTATCTCCATTTGAAGTTACTGTTTTGTCCTGATTAAACCATATAGGTTCATTTGGCTTTGGCATTAATTGCTCCTTTTAAAAAGTTAGTCCATGAAGCAGCTTGTTTATTCCAAGAATAATAAAACTGTGTATAGCTAGCTTGTGTGGTTAAATGGTCTTGTATTACTTTTTCATGAAGGGTTGCTGATGCAGCATCTATGCCATAAGCAAATTTTTCAGCTAATGCTTTGTAGTTACTGTCATACGGAATATACATTGGAAACTCTGCACCTGTTTCAAAAAGAGCTCCATAATTTGTTACAATACTATACAATCCAGCAGACATTGCTTCTAATAAAGATATGCATGAAGTCTCTTCAAATATACTCGGATACACATACATATTATAATTTTTTATATTTTCTCGAATGTATTCATTTGGTTTGTAACCAATGTAATTTACGTTAGGTAAAGACTCCGCTTGATCATAAAGAGCTTTGTAATCTTTATCGTTTTTATCCATAAAATCTTTGCCATAAACTTCACAGGATGAATATACATCTAAACTGATTAATGGGTTTTTAACTAACTGCATTGCACCCAATAAAATAGATAAACCTCTCCAAGGAGTGTTTTGATGTATAATTTTTATGGGTTGTCCTTTTTGATAAGGTTTTGATTGTTCTATTTTGTCTACACCATTTTTTATAACAACACATTTTTCGGTAGGTAGACCAAACATCATTCTAAATTTTTCATGATTCCAATGAGAATTAAATACATACCAATCATACTTATGATGGTTAGCTTTGTTTTTAAACCAAGGATATAAATTAGGTTGATCGTAAGAATTTTTTTGCCAAAGTATATTTACTTTATTAGGATCTAATAGAACTTTACCCGGTATCGAAGTACAAATTTGAACTTTGTCTAATAAATTTTTGTCTACGTATTTATTTAAAAAACTTAATTGTAATTCAGTTCCACCTTTAGGTGTTTGATTTCTTATTTTCATTCATAACTTTCTGTAAAATATTCATTCCTTTCGGGGATACCACTACTGTTAAATCTTGAGCAATATGCTCTAGAACTGTTTCAGTATTGGGGTCAGCTATATCAGCTTCTTTCTCTGTTTCGTCTTTATATATTTTATTTGTTCTAGTATTTCTTAACACTATTGTTGTAGTACAATCTATATTTAAAATATTATTATCCATTTTGTTGTGACCTGTCTATTAAAGCATAACTTATCAGGCCTTGTATTTTATTACTTCCTGTAGCTGCTTGTACCGTTATAGCATCTCCTGCTTCTAAATTCAAGCCTTGGGGTGAGGCATTTACTTGTGATTTAGCCGCTACGTCATCTCTAAAAAATTCATATTCAGTGCTTGAATCAGAGGAGTCAACAAAATTCATGTTTACTAAAATAGCTGAAGAAGCATCGTTGTTTACACAATAGACACTTTTAACTATGATTGTTCCACTAGTGGGACAAGTAAGAACTGTAGCTTTGCTTGTATCAGCTTGTTTAAAACCTTGATTTTTATACTGTATTGTCATGATAAAAAATAATTATATGCATCCATTTCTTCTTTTAAATCGTTTTGAAATGAAAAATTAAGTTGGTCTTTTAGTGTTGAAATAGATTCTAAAATTTGTCGTTGATTATCCACTTCATACGCTTGTTTTGGTTCTGGTATATATGCGGTTACTTTAGCCATTATCTTCTACCATCTGGTTTTGCATCTAGTCTTAATGTACCGTAACGCCATGTTTCACCTACAGCATCATTTTCTATTTTTAATGCTACTAATCTTCCTCTAGCACGTGTATCTATTTTATCTGTAGATGAAGTTATTGTAAAGGGTCCAAGAGGGGAGCTTACAGCTGTATCACTTGGATAATTATTTATTAATAAGGTAATTTTTGAATTACCAGTAAGCACTTGAAAATCTGGTATAAATCTTTTAACCGACATTATGTACTCACCATCCCCCTGTAGATTAGCAATATTGTTAGAGTTAGTAATATCAAAATCACCTGACTGTATAAAAGCATCAATTGATGTTGTGCCCGATGAATTTACTTGATCAGTTCCGGTTTCATGAGCATAATAAATAGACGCACCATAAGTTGCTGTTATACCTTGAATTGGAAAATTAGGTAAAGCAGTTTTATTGTACTCAGTTGCATAGGGCAAATCAAAAAGCCCTTGATCGACATAACTACTTCTAGCTAATGATGAGGTAGTCCAAACCTTTTCTGCGTAATTATATACTACACATCTGTTAATTTGTTGAGATCCAAATGCAGCATAAAACCAATTAATTTCGTTATACAATGTATTGTGTTCTGAATAAATTAATTGATTTGAACTTAGGTTAATTCCTAAATTATCTCCTGTTGTGCTAAACACAAAGTCTTCAACTTCACAAGGAATAGTTTTAACTGTACCATCAAACATAAAAAATCCACCTTCACCTGACATCCAAAAAACAATACCATTAGAATAACTAAGTGCGTTTTGACCAATCAGTCCACAGTTTGTACCTACTTGTCTAATACTAAATGTAAATGGTGGTCCAACAAATTGAATTACATATGCTGAAGTATCTGTTAAAACTAAAGTATAATCTTTACCAGATACAGCTCCCATTATTTCATTACCTTTGTCTAATCTAAATGTTCCTGCAGTGTTAATTGCTGTTGGTTGATACTCGTTAAAATTTTCTTGATCACTAAACCTAATAAACATCGGGTCTTGTGTTGTCGGGCTTCCTATCGTTGTTTCTGTTCCAAAATGAAATACATGTCTATCTCTATCAGATACTTGTGTTAATCTTGATTTACTAGGAGCATTGGACATGACGGTTGCTCTGTTTGCTCTAGGAGTTGCTGCGCCTGCGTTCCATGTAAATGTTTTACCATTATGAATTGTTGCTACTAATATTTGACCAAAGTTATCTAAAGACCATAAACCTGGATCTAAGGTTACATTACTAGTTAAACTTGCAGTTCCCCATGTACTTGCACCCCATGCATCGGTACCCCAGCCTAAACCTGCAGTTTCAAATGTTGGACCAACAATTTCATATGGATTAATTTGTGCAGAACCTGTTCCAGAAGTCGTGCCTGCTGAATTAGAAGGCATAGTTATTTGAAATGTATTAGTAGTTTTATTTAAAACTTCAAAAGTATTTCCTGTAAAATCGGCTATCGCATAACCTGAACCTGTTGGAACGGTAACCGATGAAAAAGTTACATATCTTCCATTTAATAACCCATGAGAAGTTTTATTAACCGTAACTGTTGGAGATCCAGACGCTGCATCAAACGTTGCACCTGTAATAACATCATCATCTAAAGGAGAGATGTCAAAAAATTCTTCGTTGTAATATAAAAACAAACCTTGTGAGGTACCTATAGCTACATATCTTTCACCATTTATAGCAGCAAATGTATGTTGAGCTCTTGCAACACCCGGTAAGGTATTATTTGAAGTAGTAAGTTGACTCCAACCACCTATTTTTTCAGGTAGTCCATATCTAAATCTAACAAAATCTCCATCGACCCATTGAGATTCAGCTCCTGAATCTGTGACCATTTTATCAAAACCTGGTTTAAAATTAAGTTTTTGTAGCATATTTTCATTCTACTTTATCGAGTATTAAATTCCAAGATAAATTATTTAGTAATTCGTCCACGTTAAAATCCCTTTTTTCTCCAGATTTAATGTATTCATGAAGTTCTTCGGTATCGAATATAATCCAATGATCTTTAGCTTCAAATACAATTTTATCTGCTTTNGTATTAAAATAACCTATCTTTTCGGATCTATCGTTGTCGACAGGTTTTATAGGTCTAATATCAAATTTAAAAGTTTGATTTGCATTTTTAAGTCTACCTTCAATATCCCACATTTCCTGTCTTCTTTGTTTTTCAGTTGCAAAAATGGGGTCTTCAATACTTTTAATAAAAGATTTCATTGATTTGACATTTTTTTTAAATAGTAATATACCCCTATTATGAAAGGTAATATGAGTTATTCATACACTTTAAAAGAAGTGCCGTATACAACATTAACTAAAATACATGATTTTATTTTTGATGATGAGATAGCATTGAAATATTTTGAAAAAAAAATTAGAGATAATATAGGACCTAATGATTATTTAACAAATGTTAAGGGTCAAATGACATCATGGCGTTTATTTTTAAAAGATCCAGAATTTGAACTTTTTATAACAGAAGTTTTTTATCCTACTATTTTTAAACATAAA